TCACGATAATATTCATTATAAATACATTGATAAGCAGCAAAAGGTAAAGCATTTAAAGATTGAGTTACACCACCATTTGGTATAGGAGGTACACCCATATAATCCATAAATTTTAAATTTGCTTGAGCATTAATTGACCACCAAGAAGTAATATCTAAATAAGGTTGTACTAAACCACTATTAGCATCTGTAATAAATTTTTCCCAATTTGACCAAACTAAACGATTAGGTACAAAGAAATAATGCATCGTAACGTCCATACGATGCATAACAGGAGCTATCATAGGAGCAAATCTTACTATACTTTCACAACCTAATTCAAATTTGTCACCAGGTACACATTCTAAAGTTAATATGGGCGTTAAATTTCCCATATCTGCACTCATTTTCACATCATGAGTAAGGTCAAAGACATTCTTTTTAGGTCTTTGCAATTTAATTGAATTAAATAAATTCGGCTTCATTTTTTTTGTTTTTAAGGTTTTTTAATTAATTTTAATTAAGTTCTTAAGAACTTAATTAAGCCGGTGACTAACCGGCTTTTTTTTAAAGTCTAATTCCGCCACGAGATACATAGTAACTGCGGCTTACTTTACGTCGTTTGCCATAACTGCGCTTTCCAAATGAGCGGCGATATGATTTTCGTCTTCGCATTGTTTTGTTTTTAGTTTGTTATTAAAATATTTATATAAAGCTTGTTCAACATACTTTTTTAATAATTCTTTTTCAGAATTATCACTTGTATTATACAACTTAATAAGTCGTAATATTTGGTCTTGTGTATATAAACGCATATTATTTTTTTAATATTAATACTTTAAATATATCTCCAAGAAATGAAGCAATCCTACCAGCAGTTCCACTTCCTAAACCTTGTACGTTTTCTTCTAATCTTTTTCTTATATCTAATTCATAACCATTTAATGTATTTTGTTGAACTTTACCTTCAGTAATAGCTTTCATTTGTTGTTTAAGTAATTCATTAATATCATACTTCTGCATAATATTTAATTTTTGATAATCATTACTAGTTGCAATAGTTTGCAATTGTTGTTTTAAAATATCAGTCTTAATAGGAAATTGACTTCTTTCTAATCTTTTTAAATTTGCAGCTTCAAGCAAATTATCATAATTGACATTTCCTATACGATTTTGAATAGCAGGTTTTTCCATCAAATCGTTTTTAGTTGTTTCTAATATCTCATTTTGTATACGTTGGTTATCATTTTTCAATTGATTTCCTTCAATTGTTTGTTTCATAGTTTCCAAAGTATATTTTTGTAAATCTAACTTATTAGATTTAGCAAGTACATTTAATTGATCTGGGTCTAATTTAGGAGCAATAGCATCTGTACTTCTTACGGCTGGGCCGTTTGACATTTGAGAATATATAAGATTTGGGTTTAAACCGGCTTCCTTATATCTCTGCATTTGTTGTTGTGGACTATTATATGCATTCTGCATATTCCAATCTTGTAAGGCCCATTTTCTATTATTAGCATTTGTTAATAATTGTGAGCCTGTATTTAACAGGCTACTACCTGCGGTTATTATATTTGACCAGGCATTAGCGGATAACGGCATATAATTTTGTTTTTTTGTTTTTTTATGACACAATAGTTTTATTTTGTTTTGTTCTTTCGTAGTGCGTCGTACCTCCTTCGTCCTCTTTCACTTTCCAAATTTAACTATTTGGTGTCAATAAGCACTAATATATCAAGGTAATTAGTGCTTATTTACTGACGCGCTACGCTTGTCTTCATAAAAATAGGCATGCAAGTAAACTTGCACACCCATTTTTCTGTTAGTCAAGTGTTGAAACATCTTGACTTTGGATATCTTCAATATCCTGTTTAGACAACTTAGCAGTTGTCTTTTCGGCTTTTTTGCTCTTAAGACGCTCTTCGATTTCAGCAAGTTCTTGACGAGCAGCTATTTCAAGTTCCTGACGTTCAGCTAAATCAAGTCTGCGGGGGTCAATTCCATCACCATCTTCACCTTCATAAATTGGTTCATTACCTCCACCAAGAGGTAAACCATTAGAATAACGAGATAATATATCTCTAACGCTTAAAGCTTGGTCTGGAACAGTTTGAGATGGTTCAAAATCCTTTTCAGCATCATTAAATTCTGATGCATTAAATAAATTTCTAATTTTCATAAATAATTTGATTTTCTTTCTAATTCAGCATTTTTATGCATTTTTTTAAATGCAAAAATATGCCTTTCTGATAATACTTTTTCTTGTTGTGTAAAATTGTCAAATTCTTTAGATTGCTCAAAAATTAATTCTTCACTAATTTTAGCCATGTATTCATTAATTTTACCCTTTTCATCTTCATTATACATTTTATCTTTATAATATCTTGGCATAGCAATTTTTTTTCCATCTTTAATAGGTACATACATTCTCTTTTCTAAATCTTGCTTATGCCAGTTAATCATAGAACTAGACAAATAATTACTACCTAAACCTTTTGACATAACACTAAATTCCTTTTTTCTATCATCATTAAAATGCATAGGAATTTGTGAATTTTTAGACATATATTTTAACGTATAACCGATAGAGGCATCACTAACATTGCCAATATGATAAGTACCAATACACTTATTATTAAGAGCCCAAGCACGTGCAATGTTGTCTTTATTAGCATTAAAAAGAATAACATGATAATGCGGACGCTTTTTGGTTGAGCCATATTCACCCACTGCATAATATTTAAGTTTTTCATTTTCTAATTTTCTTAACCTTTTAAAAAATTTTTGTAAATCAGATAATTTTAAAGTCATATAACCATTTTCCGTAATTGGAACAAATTCAGTATCATAAGTTAAAGTAAGAAAAAGAGCGGATATACTCCGCTCTCCTTCCTTAACTAACCTGAACGACCAAGCACTTGTGCGGCGTTTTTTACAGGGGGGACATTTTCCACATGGAAAAGGTATATGTTCTCCTTTTATTTGTTCTTTCTTATAAAAGGGAGTTATACACCTACTACTCATATTTAAAACATTGGTGTTCCAAATTTAGGCATAGGTCTAATAGCCTTAATTTTGTTTAATACATGACAATATAAACTATCACCCGATGGATCATCAACTGCAAATATCCTTTTAGAAGGATTACATTCTACAAAAGAAGTTGATAACGTAGGTTGAGTATCAAATTTACGACCTAAATGCCAATAATCTAAAGTAGTTCTAAAATCTCCAGCGACTCTACTTGGCATATATTTGTATTCAGCATATCTAGGTACATATCCAAATGTATCATTAGCATTATTAGTATAAGCATAAATCTCATTATTAGTAACAGGTTGTTCACCAATATGAGCAAATGAAGGCCAAAAATAATCTAAAGTATCATTTTTTAAATATGTTTTAGGTATACCTTGTTGATAAGCCGTTTTAGGCATAACAGACATAATACCGATAATATAACCATGTTCCTCACAATAATAAGAACCTGAACGACCACTTGATACAGAAATACCATGACCGGCCATATTACCTTGTGGAAGACCATCAACTGCACCTGTAGTATTAACAATTTCACTAATAACTACAGGAGTTTTAACACCTGTAATATATTCAGGACGTTGTAAACGTTTATCACTAGACTTAACACCAAAATGTGTTAAAATGTTTTCAATATAACGAGTACCACCACGAGCATTTTTCTCCAACCATTCTTGTAACTTAAAAGCACGACGTAAATCATTAATAGTTGTAGGTTCAACATTAGCTTGAATTTCAGGAACATAAAGACCATCTGTTAAAGGACTAGGAACACCACCATTAACATCATAAGTACCCGTAGTTGCAGATACATCAGGAGAACCAGCTGAATTCTTACCAGCAACTTTTGTCCATGGTACATCAATAGTACCTAATGGTATGTCAACAGCAGCACCTTTTTGTGCAAAAGGTAAAGAAGCAGTAAAATAATCATGTTCCCATGCTCTTTTTCGCATAGTAGTTAAAGCATTATAACCGGGGCCTGTGCTATTATTAGAACCATCAACTAACTTATAATCAACAGGGGAAACTAGATTTTGGTCACGATAATATTCATTATAAATACATTGATAAGCAGCAAAAGGTAAAGCATTTAAAGATTGAGTTACACCACCATTTGGTATAGGA